GGAGTTGTTGCACTCACACCAGACAAGATACACCATGAAATCTCTTCTAAACTATCTAAGGGTGTACCATACATTGATGCTCTCGTAGATTTTGCAGAAAAGAACAACTTAGAAATAGAGACCATAGCTCAAATCGTAAAGAAGAGCTCAATTCTTAAAGAGAAAATTAGAACTGAAGCTGTAGGCTTGAGAATGGTTAAACAAGAAGAAGAATCCACATTAAATGAACACATTGATAAATGACCAAGGATTTGAAACTTATATTAAATATCTAGCACTAAAGAAACATTTTACATCTGACGGCTATGACTATCATAAATACAATGGTAAAGTCAGAGCTTCAATGGATAAGTTTCGTACTAGACCCGATGCATATAGTTTTGCAAAGTTATCAAAAAAAGATGATGTAGTAAACTTTATGCTAGCAAACTTTATAAATAATCCAAATATCTGGATTCGGCAATTACTCGATTATGAGGCTGAAAATAGATATTTAAACTGGAGGAAAAAGATTGAGTCATTGACTTATACTTTTAAATCCGAGCTGAAAAATCTAGATGAGGATTGGACAGCTAATTTTATATCAAGGGATGGTCAACATCCTTACATTATGACTCAGTATAACCAGAGGAAGATTTCTTTAGAGACCTTCACCATTCTGGTACATGCTGCCAATATTTTTGACTATTGGAGTGAAAAAATTGTTGACAAAATAATCTCACATGATATAATAAGACTCTCTAGAAAGTATAAACCCTTTCTAGTTTATGATGAGCGGAAGTTTAAGGACATTATACGTGACCACTTCCAAACTTAATACAACGCTATATAACGCTATACAAGGAGAAAACTATTATGGCAACTACAAACTTTGCTTCGCTTAAGAAGAATCGTACGAAGTCACTCGATGCGCTAAATGCACAACTCGATAAGATTTCAACCAAATCATACCAAGACCCAAACGAGGGTAAATTCTGGAAACCAACGAGAGATAAAGCTGGTAACGGCTTTGCGATTATTCGTTTCCTACCTGCTCCAAATAACGAGGAGATGCCTTTCGTAAGAATTTGGGACCACGGGTTCCAAGGACCTACAGGGTTATGGTATATCGAAAACAGCTTGACTACTATCAACCAAGACGACCCAGTATCTGAATACAACTCTAAGTTGTGGAATTCTGGTGTTGATGCTGATAAAGACCAAGCTCGTAAACAAAAGCGTAGATTGAAGTATACTTCAAATATCTATGTTGTCAAAGACCCAGCAAACCCAGAAAACGAAGGGAAGGTCTTTATGTACTCATTCGGTAAAAAGATTTTTGATAAGTTAAACGACTTGATGAATCCTACCTTTGAAGATGAAGAACCAGTAAATCCGTTCGACCTATGGGAAGGTGCAAACTTCAGACTGAAAATTCGTAAGTTCGAGGGTTACCCGAACTATGACAAATCTGAATTCGATGCACCAACACCGCTATTAGATGACGATGCAGAACTTGAACGTGTTTGGAACCAAGAGCACTCTTTACAAGCTCTTACAGACCCTTCTAACTTTAAGTCATACGATGAACTCAAGACTAAGCTCTACAGAGTTTTAGACCTTGCAAATGAAACTCAAGAGGTTTCAGCACCATCACCGTATGAAGCAGAAGACATCCAAGATGATTTGGATATCTCAAGTACTATTGCATCTGCGCCGACTCCGGCACCAGCTGCAGCAGAAACTACATCTGAAGTAGATGACGATGACGATGACCTTTCAATCTTTAAGGAACTTGCACGTAATTAATCTAAGGTGGGGACTTTCGGGTCCCCATATTCACAGGAGAAAGTATGTCAATTAAACCAACAATAGACATGTCAAATTTTGACTTCGGCTTTACAGCCATGACAGAAGATGAGCTGTCGGTAGTACAAGAAACTAAAGCTCAAGCAGAGTCTGCATCAGCATCAGCTGAAGAGGCATCTCAAAGAGCTCAAATCATGTATGAGGCAATCATTCCATTGTTAAACAATCTTAAAGCGAACCCAGAAAAAGATTATATTTACTGGCCAAATCGTTACGAGAAACTTGACGCTTTTGCAGATAAACTACATCAAATTCTTAGCGGAGAATAATTATGAGTCTACTTGACAAAATGTTGAAGGCAGGTTCAGTCAAAGGGTCGACTGTACTATCTAAAAGTTCCTTCTTTAATACCAAAGACCCAATACAAACTGAACTACCAATTGTAAATATCGCATTCTGTGGTTCACTCAATGGTGGTTTACTTCCAGGTTTAACTGTAGTAGCAGGTGAATCCAAGAGCTTTAAAACTCTTCTTGGCCTCTATTGCATGAAAGCCTATTTAAACAAATACAAAGATGGTGTTGCAATCTTATATGATTCTGAGTATGGTATTACTCCAGAATATCTTGAAAGCTACAACATTGATACCGACCGTGTTATTCACGTTCCAATCGAAGACGTAGAGCAACTTAAGTTTGATGCTACTAAACGACTAGACGAGATTGACAAGGGAGATAAAGTCTTTATAATGATTGACTCTATTGGTAACCTTGCTTCTCGTAAAGAAGTTGATGATGCCTTAAATGAGAAATCAGTTGCTGATATGACAAGAGCAAAACAGCTCAAATCATTATTCAGAATTGTTACACCTAAACTTACAGGTAAAGACATTCCACTGATTGCAATCAACCACACTTATAAAGAAATCGGTCTGTTTCCTAAGAATATCGTTTCAGGTGGTACAGGTATTTACTATTCAGCAAACCAAATCTTTATCATTTCTAAATCTCAACAGAAAGAAGGTACTGACCTTGCAGGGTTTAAGTTCACAATTAATATTGAGAAATCTAGGTATGTTAAAGAAAAAGCTAAACTACCGTTTACAGTACTTTACGATACGGGTATCCAAAAGTATTCAAGTTTGTTTGACCTTGCATTAGAGTCTGGTCACTTAGCAAAAGCAAACCAAGGGTGGTATAATTTAGTTAATATGGACACGGGTGAAATCATTGACCCTAAACGTAGACTGAAAGATATTGAACAAGACAATGAGTTCTTTGAAGGACTGATTGCTGACCCAAGGTTTAACGAATACGTTGAGAAAAAATTCAAATTAACTACATTAGAAATGGGAGAAGCTGAAGATGATAGAGAAGACGATACTATCGAATCTGATACTGAATGAGGAATATAGCCGAAAGGTATATCCTTATCTCAAAGATGATTATTTTGATGACTTGTCTTTTCGTAAAATCTTTAACACCGTTACAGAATATGTAGAGCAATACAAGGAGCCTCCCACCATAGAGGCTCTCAAGCTCTCACTTGAAAAACGTAAAGACCTCAACGAAGACACTTACAAAACAATTCAAGAGTTGTTAGGTGAGTTTGAGATTGATAAAACAACTAATCCTCAATTCTTGCTTGACGAGACTGAAAAGTTTTGCCAAGACAAAGATTTATATAACAGCATTCGTAAAAGTATTAACATACTTGACGGACAAGACAATGTTAACGATAAAGGTAGCATTCCAAAATTACTATCCGACAGCTTGGGTATCAGCTTTGACTCGAGTGTTGGTCACGACTTTTTAAATGACTATGAAGATCGTTATGAGCATTATCATCGTAAAGAAGAGCGTATTCCTTTTGACATTGATATTCTAAACAAAATTACCAAAGGTGGTTTACCTCGTAAATCAATGACTGTATTACTTGCTACGACGGGTGGTGGTAAATCATTACTCAAATGTCACATGGCAGCTAATCATCTCATGTATGGTAAAAATGTTCTTTATATTACTATGGAGATGGCTGAAGAAGAAATCGGCCGTCGTATTGATGCGAACATTATGGATATTACAATGGACGAAGTCAATGAGATTCCAAGAGATGTTTATGAAAAAAGACTCAACAGATACAAAACTAAAACCACTGGTAAACTTGTTATTAAAGAGTACCCTACTGGTTCTGTCCATTCTGGTCACTTTAGACACTTACTAAATGAGCTTGAGCAAAAGAAAAACTTTAAACCTGATGTGATATTCCTTGACTATCTTAACATTTGTGCTTCATCTCGTGTAAGAGGTGCTGCAGCATCAAGTAGTTATAACCTTGTTAAGAGTATTGCTGAAGAGGTTCGTGGTCTTGCGATGGAGTTTAACTGTGCACTTGTAACATCATCTCAGTTCAACCGTGATGGTTATGGTAACTCTGATGTTGACCTTACAAATACATCTGAATCTATGGGTATTACTCATACTGCTGACTGTATTCTTGGTCTTGTAACATCTGAACAACTTGACGAACTCGGACAACTCATGCTCAAACAATTAAAGAATCGTTGGGGTGACATCAGTTGGTATCGTAGATTCTTAGTTGGTATTGACCGTGCTAAGATGAAGATTTATGAACTCGAAGAGAGTGCTCAAAACAATATTAACCTTGACGACAGTTCCGGAGGTGACTCTGGAAAAAAGAAAGTGATTGATGAAGGTCCTGTGTTTGACAAGACAGACATCGGTTAACGATTAAGTAAGAAAAAGAAAGGTGTATTCAGCGACGCACATCTAATTTGATTTTTATAAATAACTGAAACACCATATTTTTGACAAAGGTATTATGAAAAGTTTTAGTTCATTTGCAAAACAACCATTAGAAGAAAAGCTTAAAGTATCAGATGGCTTAGGTGCATGGATTGATGATTTTCAAAAGTCAGATGCTCCTCAGTTTAAAAATGCTGATAAAGAAAAGCGTCGCGATATGGCGATCGCTGCATTTACTTCTGCAGGTGGAAAACTCGATGAGAACGACCCTTGTTGGAGTACTCATAAACAAGTAGGAATGAAAAAGAAAGGCAATAAAATGGTGCCTAACTGTGTTCCTAAAGAAGAACGAAACATCAATTTAAGCTTTGGAAATTATTCAGGTCTAACAGAAGCACCGATTGATACTCCAGATTATACTGGAGACGATGCTTCTTTTGCTATTGATATCTTATCTAAAATAGATGATGGTATTTCTTCAATCGAAAGCGCTATTGAGCTTGATAATAGAAAAGATAAAACAAACAGCAAAAAGTTTGGATTATTTGCTATTATGGATGGTAGTAAAAGAGTTAAATGGTCATCATTAGCAAGACAAATTATTGCTGATACTCCAGATTTAGAAGAAGGTCCACCTCCACCACCTGATAGAATTGATAAAGATATTACAGTTAAACATAAAGACATGGACCGATATATCTATGTTAATTGTAGACCAGACGGTAAACGTAGTAAAGCAGGAGATGACCCAAACGAGTTAATGACTGCTGCTCTATGCCTTAAATCAAAATTAGTTGCACCAAAAACAGTTGAAGAAATGGACGAGCTTATTCAGTTCGTTAAGCTTAATTTAAAGAAAGTCAAAGGTGCTGCTCCAGGTCAAATTGCAAGTTTAGACGGCCAAGACTATGTTAACCTTTGCCAAGCAGTATCAGCTGCTTTATCTCTCCATAAAAACGGATATGGTAAAGCTGATATGGTATATTTAACTGGGCAATCTTGGGATAACGACGTTAAACAATTTCAAATTACAAAACACGGAATGAAGGACTTTAATAGTTCTGACTTTATTGTTAAAAAGGGTGCTAATTTCTGTGGTGTATCTCTTAAAAAGAAAAAGAGAATTACGGAAGCAGACCCAACATTAATTAATAAATCATTTAGTACACTTTTCCAAGACCGCAAATTTGATAAGCTCATGGCACAACTTGATAGAAGTGCTGCAGCATTTTATATTCAAGTTATTAGAGAAGCAGGGCGCAATCCTGCAAAATGGAAAATTCCACCCGCTGTAGTAAAAGACATTAAAGCAAACGAAAGAAAATTAAATATTAAAAATTGGAAAAAGTTTGTACAGCGCTTACCAAACGACTTAATTAATTTTAAATTAAAAGGTGAACGTTCTTTATTTAAGGCAATGGCTAGAATTATTCTTAAAGATGCAGATTTATTGGCTAACCAATTAGTAGATTTAATCTTTAAAGCAGAATTAAAAGACCTTAAGAAAGTTAATTTTGACTTTACTCTTGTCACAGGTATTGGTGACTATGGTCCTCGTAAAGGTGTAGATATTTCAGAAGGCGAATACAAAGACATCGATACAGTCACTACGAAGCTTAATGAGTTAGTTAAAACAGGTAAAAATACTATCCGACCAACACCAGGCGAAACACAAGCATACATGGAAGGTGCAACTGCTG